TTTAAGATGCCATTATCATAGTCTATTGTTCCAACGTTTTCATTAACAATTTGTTTCTCTGCATTACTATCGTAATATATTGTAGAGAGTTGACCAGTTCTAGCATCAATAACAGCAATAGCAGAAGCACCTGATCCATTTCCACCAGTTATTGTTACAATAGCTCTTGTATAGTTTATTCCTCTTTTTGTGACATTTATTTTTTCTATTTTTCCATTAACAATTACAGCTTCAGCCGTAGCACCAGTTCCATCTCCAGTTATGGTCACTGTAGGACTCTGTGTATATCCAGAACCAGAATTAGTTACACTTATAGAAGAAATACCGGAGTATGCTTGAGAAACTTCTTCGAAAATAACTGTTCTTTCAACACCATCTGAATCCAATACATTGAATGTTGAAGAGGTCAATCTATTACTAATTGTTCCTCTATGTAAAGGAGAATTAAAAGCTATTATATAACTTTTGTTCGTATTCAGTGAAGGTAAAAATCTTTTCTGTAATCTTACAGTTACCTCTGAACCTATGATCGAATTTAAACTTGTACCATCAACATCATCTTGCATCTTTGAAAGAACAAATGTTGCTCCAAACTTATTTAAATTAATATCTCTATAATTAATGATGGCATTTCTGATAGAAGTTTTTAAGGCATCTTCAGATAAAACAGTTTTTCTAGAATCATACTTTACATAAGAGTTTACTAGAAGATACAGATATTCCGGGTCAACAATTTCCGATTGAACGGCAACAATTGACTTTGGCGTGATTATGTCATCAATGATTCTTTGCTTTTCTGCTTCTGAAATATAATAGTTAGATTTCGGTTTAATCGAAATGTAAACTTTACCATAAACTGGTGGAGTTTCATCTTCTCCACCCCAAACAGAAATAGAATCTAAAGATGGATAATTTTGGCTTATATAAGTTTCATAGTCTTTAAAAGTTACCAATCTATTTTGTGTAGCAAACTGAGAAGTCGCTGAAGATTTAATAGAATCAACGCTTTCTCTATCTGAGCCTCCAGCTGCAGCACTTACAACATTTACTGTAAAGTCGGTCAATCCAGATAACGATGTACTAGCAACAAATCCTGCAACTCCATTTGGATCGGCGCCACTAGAAATAAGATATGACATTGTGATTACCGATCCATCTCCCAATTTTTTGCCTACAACACCATCTCCAAAGTAGATTTGAAATTTACCATTTCTGGCTTCTTGTAAAAAATAAACTTCGGAACTAGAACTAATATCTAAGATATCAGTAACCTTATTATATGTCGATATTTCAGTATTTGAAGTAGATGGTCTAACAGTTACCTTTAATGTTGTTGTGTCAATGTTAGCATCAGGTAAAGTAAACACCTGCTTTGGATTTGAGGCATTATCTTGTACAAATTGTATAGAATTATACTGGCCCTCAAATAAATTTAAGTTTTCAAAATAGTAGCTAGTATTAGATTTCGTAACAGTTACATCATCTAAAACTATAAAGTTATAAGTGGTGTTATTGAGTGTTTCGGATAAAAATGTAAATCCTCTAGGAATGGTCAATGTTCCCGATGAAGTAGAAGTGGTGCCTACAGTTACATTACATATAGCTCTAGCTGATCTTGTCGAAAAGGGAGTATAACCTAAAGTTTTAGCATGAGAAACCACCGATTCTCTGAGAATAGCAGTATCTAAAAACGATTCATTTGCCACCATATTTAAATAGTAGGCATTGTAATGTGTATTATAAGCTAAAACATCCAATAAAACACTTAAACCAGATCCATCAAAATCGTAATCTGTGAATTCGGATTGTTGTTTTAAATAGTCTTTTAAGTTTTGTTTAATTGAGTCGAAGTCTAGTTCAGACAACACTAATCGGTTTGTCGCCATTATCTTACCCGTTCAAGGAAAAAATTTATTGATATTGGTTCTGTTCTGTTCACAATAAAAAATTCCAATTCTACTTTGTATCCATTGTTATCGTAATCTGGAATTAAAGTGGTAGTTTTTATTCTTGCTCTTGGTTCGTAACTTCCAATAACAGATTCTATTTCTCTTTCTATGCTTGCGGAAGTAACTGTATCGAGAGGTTCAAATAGTAGTCTTTGAATATTACTTCCAATATCTGGCTGAAAAGGCCTCTCATAATGATTTGTAGAAATTAAATTTTTAACAGAATTAATTACAGCATATTCTCCAATATGCTTATTCACATCCTTTTTGACAGGATGAATATTAAAAAATAAGTCCAGGTCTTTATAAGTTCTGGATATGTTACTATTTACAGTTGTAGTTGCCATGTATTATTTATTCAACCTCCGACAAAGACGTTGGGGGAACCTTGCGTAATTATATTTGGTCCATACTCATCACCAATTCTTCCCATTCCTTTTCCACCTATACTCACAGAACTGGAAAATGATGATAATGTTGAGGTGTCTGTCGTACATCCACGTTTTGGGTGAGCCGCAATTCTATTGCCGGCTACAACGATTAATTTTCCGTTAGCATAAACACCCTTGTCGTTTACTTGTCCGACCGAAGTTCTCATGGGAGATTTACATTTTTTGCCGGATCCATCTCTCGACATAACGCTATCGCCCGATCTTGAAACTGCTGGCATTAGTTTTTTCCTTTAGATACTAGTTCTATAATTTTGTTTCTAGCTGGATCATATTGCCAATAATGCCATTGAAACAAGTCAACATCTGTTTCTTGTTCAGGCTCCGTTCCGCCAGCCGCAGTTCTTATTTTTGTTGGATAAGTTAGTTCTAATTCTGTCGGTTCTGGCATTACGTACTTGTTTAAACCATAAAAATCTTCTTTTGTATCTGGAGGTAAAACTTTTTCTTCATAATTGGGCATTGTAAATTGAAAAAATGTTCCAGGAAAAACATTTGAAGTTGTTCCACTTATTCTAATTGTATCGTTACTTATTTGTTCTGAAGTCAGCCCTATTTTTGGAAAATCATAAAGAACCTTTATCGACAAAACATCTAAGTAGACTTTGGTCGAAAGAAGGATATAATACCCTCTAAACGTAAGATCAACAGAAAAGGTATTTCCCTCATAGACAGAGGGTAAGTATCTTTCTTTTAAATCAAGTTCAAAAATATCTTCTCTATCGTCGTCGGGTATTGTTACAAACCCAACTAAATTCGATTGAGTTACTTCAAAGCTTACAGCCATGTTAGTTGAAATCTATACGTGGTGCATTGAACGTCATATTTCCTTCAGAGCTAATATCGCAAGTTCCGCCGATATCAACTTTAAAGTTTCCTCCAACTTCCATGTTTACATTACCATCGACATAAACGGTAACATCACCCTTGACATATACTTGGTCATTCCCAACAACGACTTCGAATTTATTTCTCTGTATTCTTTCCGCTCTGTCACCTTCTGGCCCCCACTCAATATAAGAACCCGCTCGATGATACAAATGAATTCTCTCCGCACCTTTCGTATCATCAAATTCTAATGCATGACCTGACTCAGATTCATACACATTGTTGTAAGGATACTTGGCGTTATAATACGGATCAGGTTCAACCTTACTTTCTTTTTTTGTCTTTTTAGCTTCAACAATTTCAGATTTATAATCACCATCATTTCGTGCAAGTCTTGACGTTGTTGGTTCATCCAGTTTACGTGGATAATTTGTAGCAGATTCATATGGTTTTACTGGAGCCGAACCTAGTTGGTCACCTTCTCTTGGATCACTAAATGCTTCCTGTGGATTTGAAGGATTAATTGGTATCGAAGGAAAAACTCCAATAATAATTGGTGCTTGAGCGTTTTCGGAATCCATAAAGAAACCAAAAACCATATCACCTTCTTTCGGCGCATAAGTGTTTGTGTTATTTGGAGGAAATATTGGTTGAGCCCAAGGCAAACTTGCGGTCGGTAGTTGAGCTTTATTTGATGAGTGCCATCCAACAATTCTAACTTTGCAACGACCTAATTTTAAAGGATCATTTCTATCTTCAACAACTCCTGTCCACCAAACAAAGCCACTTAAACCAGCAACGTCTTTAGTCATTATGCTGTTACCTCTCCATAATTCAGTGCAGCATCTCTAAATTCAGAATTATCCGCTGATGTGTAAGATTTAGCATTAGAGTTTTTACAAACTTCAATAAGAGTTTCATGCCTATCATAACGAATGATGTGTCTTGTTCCAACTACCAAGTATTTTCCATAAAGTGTTCGATCAAAATTATCTCCGCCTTCACAGAAACCTCCATCGTCATGAATAGCCCTAGATGGAACTTTTAAAAATAAATTGAAACCGGAACTAACAGCAAAGTTTCCTGGTAAAGTTATTCTCACTCTTTGTTGCAGAAGGTTTGCAAATATTGTTTTTCTTTGGAAGATATAGTTATGTGTATCATCTAAAGAATTGATAGATTTTGGATCTTTTGCTTTTATGTACGAACTAAGTCTCTGTGATTCATTAAAGTACCATATTGATTTTCTTGAATCATAGGCTTCGAAGTTATCTTTATTATCTCTATTTTTAAAATACAGCAGATTTGGTGTTTCGTTACCAGTTTTAACTTTGCCTTGAGTATCTAAGAAAGAAAGGTTTCTCGTTTCTATTTTATTGGTAATGGGATCAAACCCAAGAAATTGTCCAGCGGCCACACCAGACTTGGTAAAATCTATCAAGTCATACGAGCTTATAACTCTTATGTCTCTGGCGCCAGTAAGTTCGTTTGCCGTAGAATCTTCGATGTTTTTAGGATCAAAGTTAACCTGAAAGATTTCTGGCCAAACTAAAAGAGATGATAATGAAACAAAGTTGTATCCGTTTCTATTCTGAAAAAACAAAAAGTCTGGAATCATATTTTCATTAACCGATCTTTTTGCCATCCACTCTATAGCTTCTATTGGGTGCAAATTAGGTATAACAAAGCTTTTGATTCCTGATGTTTTCGTAAACACACCTTTGATCCAAGAATCTGTCGGCGCTTTAAGTTTCTCTGTTAGTATTTTAATGGCTATTTCAAAGTAAGTGCCTTCAAAACCGGAATTAATTAATTGTTGTTGTGAGAAGATATATTCATCTGAGACAAAATGCAAAAGATACATCTCACTAGTTTGATTTATGTTTTTTCTAGTTGACTGTTTGTATATTCTAAATGATTTTTTTAATCTAAGATCATCAGCATCTTTTCCGATATCCATGACGATGAATTCACTGCCGTCTAAAAGAAGTTTACTCGACAAACCAATAGCATCGGTAATTAATATATTACCTGACATGCATGGCTGCAAAATTGAATCAAAGATATTCAACTCATCAAATAAATTTTGTATATCAATCTTTCCGCCTTTTGTGACGATAGCCAATTCATTTATTTGAAACTGTGTTGTTTGGGATAATGATAAAGACATTTTAGCTTCCTGAACTTAATCGTTTTATTTCTTTGTCTAAAGCGGACACAAATTCAGGCCTTAACAGCTTAATTGTTCTCTTCTTTTCGTTTTCTTCAATCTCGTAATCATAATATGATTTTGTTTCTTTTGTCAAATCTATTTTAACCAATTTACCATCACTCAATGTTTTTGTTACGGCACTTGTTGTTGTATTAGCATATGTTGAAGAATCTGTTTCGTATTTTACAATCACAGGATCTTCACCTGTTAAGGTTTTGGTTTCAACAATCAGGTATTGTTTATAATTAGCTTTTGCCCAATCTGTTCCCGTTTGTACTCCAGTTGCATTAGCCGAATATTTCTCATCAATAAATTTAATCAGTGTTCTTTGATCTAATGGCCAATCCCACATAGGATCAATAACATCATTTAACATTAAAATGACCCAATGCTTTTCTGGTGAATCATAAATTTTAGAAGCAATAATTTCTGGAGTATCACTATCTTGTATGTCATACTCATAATAAAAAACTGAATTATCTTTAAACTCTTGTTCAAATTTAAATCGTGTCAGTATGTTGGTTACAACATCAAGACTTGAGGAATCTAAATGTGAAAAATAATAAGTCTTTGGAAAATATTTAAAATATCTGGCCAAAATTAACCTCTCTGTGAACCAAATGTTCTGGTGAACGAATCTTTTGTGAGGATTTCAGTCTCTTCAAAGTCTAATGAGAGAGTTATACCGACAGGCATACCGGTTTTACCTAACTCCGGTTTACCATCTAAAGTTTCGTAAGCTGACCATCCATTTGGTGCATAATTGATGTCGATACCTTTTAATACACAGGTTGATATTCTTGGTATATTTGGATTTTCATATCCGTTGTAATAGAACTTTATATCAAACTCAGAAGGAGGAACAAGAAAGAAACCACCAGTATTTGATTTTATTTCTGGTGCTTGATGAAATCTGAGCCTTTCTAAGATATTCTGTACTTCTAATGCTTCTCTTTCATCTCTTGGATAAAACACAAAATCGAATCTAAACTGTCTGAATTGTGGAGAAGAGTATATCATTTCCATCATTGGGTTCATGGCAAGTCCTGTGCCAGCAGCAAACAAAACATTTCCCAAATCACCCTGTGTTTTAGCTAAAGCAGCGAAAGCAAAAGGTGCCAAATTTTTCGTCATCTCTTTACTAATTTCTTCTCCACTTTTTCCCGAAGCAGACATGTTTTTATAAGTTTCGGCTGCAGCAGTGCCAGCTGCCAAAGCGCCAGTGAGAGCTCCCGAAAGAGCTGGTGTAGAATACTGTTGGTTATATTGGAAAACCAAAGTGTCTGGCATATAAAGAGCAATCGTATCGGTTGTTCTACGAATTGTTCTCGTAAATGAACCGCTTGTAATTCCAGAAATGGCAGATTGTATTGACTCACTGGCACCCTCAGAAGCACCACCAAGTATTGAAGAGAGAGTTGATCCCGCTTGACTTTGGCCAAAAATGTTTTTTACACTGGAAACTCCATCAGAAACAGCACCACCTATTGATTTTACTGTATCGTTGTCCGAAATTCTTTTCCAAGCATCAGAAGAAACCTCTGAAATTGTCTTTATGTTTCCACCTAGATTTGTTGATCCCCTGATAGCACTTTGAGAATTTTTATTGCTGATTACCGTAGGAATATCACTCGTTGTTTTGCCTTTAAACTGCGTTTCTCTCTGCTCATTAATATGAATAACCATGTAATGACCCTTGTCATAATTTCCAAGGTCTAGAGGATAACGAAATGTGTTATAGTTGTATTGGGATCCAACCAGTTTATCGGCGGATCCACCAACTCTTTGTTTGTTATTAATTTTAATGTCGGTAAGAGAGAAAAGAGCCATTTTTTGCCTTTTATGTTGACTAGATACTATTTATGTCTTATTCAGGAACATTTTCACCCAGAAATCCGTCAAAATATAACGGAAACTCAAATAACATAATCTACAGGTCCAACTGGGAACTTAGGGTTATGAAATACTTCGATGATAATCCAAATGTAATTTGGTGGGCTTCTGAAGAAATTTCTATACCTTATAAGTCTCCAGTAGACAATAGGGTACACAGATATTTTCCAGATTTTATAGCCAAGATAAGAACAAAAGATGGAAAAGAAAAAACTTATATGCTAGAGGTCAAACCAGAGGCTCAAACTAAAATGCCAAAGCAAAGGAAGCGAACAAAAAGAATGATCCAGGAAGTGGCGACTTATGCCATCAACCAAGAAAAATGGAGAGCCGCTGATCTGTTTTGTCGAGAGCATGGCTGGGAGTTTATGTTAATCACAGAAAAAGAACTTGGTCTGACATAAATACTGTAATGGCGTATCTTTTAGACAGAATAAATCAATCACTAAGAAAAGAAGGGTTGGTCCCAAGAACCAACAAAGCTCGCTCTTGGCTTCAAACAAAAATTAAAAACTTGAAGCCAACTCGGCAAGCATTAATGTCGGATCGATCTCGTCTTAAAGGAAACACCATAATTGGGAGAATGTACTTTTATTATTATGATCCCAAGACAAAAGATTCGTTGCCATATTACGACAGGTTCCCTTTGGTTCTACCAATAGAACAATACGCCGATGGTTTTTTAGGGTTGAATTTACATTACATTCACCCAAAGCAACGAATTATTTTGTTAGACAAATTGAGCGAATTCGCCAATAATAAAAAATATGATGCTTCAACCAGACTTAGGTTATCTTATGATGCATTAAGATCGGCGTCCAAAGTTTTTGAAGCTCAGGCTTGTTTGAAGAGATATCTGTTCTCCCATGTTCAATCTAGGTTTCTAGAAATAGATGCTGACGAATGGGATATTGCTGCTCTGTTGCCTATGGAGTCCTTTGTTGGAGCAACGACAAGCCAAGTATATGCCGATTCAAGGAAAAAATTCTAATGTCTTTTTCACCGCAATTATTTTTATCAAACATTAAAGCGAAAGATGGTTTAGCGAAGAGTAATCGTTTTGAGGTTATCTTGCCTATACCATCTTATATTAATAATTTTGTAGAATCTTCATTACTAGAAAAAATTCTTAATGCTCCTAATTCACTTTTTACAGATGTTTCGAGTGCCATTGGAAAACTAATAGGTGGAACAGGCAACACACCTCAAGACGAACAATCTAAAACAAGTAACTCCTCGGTCAGTAGATATTTAGCACTACAATGCGAGAGTGCTGAATTACCAGGCAAAACTTTACAAACAGCTGATGTTAAAATTTATGGCCCAACATTTAAAGTGCCATATCAAACACAGTATACAGAGACAACATTAGGCTTCTTATGTACAAACGAATTCTATGAAAGAAAATTGTTTGATCGTTGGATCGAAGCCATTATGCCAACAGATACAAACAATTTAAGATTTCCACGTGGTCAAGAAACAAGATACTTGACCAATATAAAAATTATACAGTACGATGAATTTATCAAGCAGATTTATGCTGTCGAATTGATTGATGCTTTTCCAGTAGGCATAGCATCTCAACCTTTAAGTTGGTCAGAAGAAGGTTTTCACCGTTTGTCGGTGCAGTTCTCTTATCAAAGATATCGTGTCATCTATGCCGGTCGTTACGATTTGGCTGCTGCGGCTGGAGCCCTCTTTGGTGTGGCAGGGTCTAGACTATTTGACGGTGTGGTCGGCGGCGCCACTAATTCTGTATTGAGAGCAATATTCTAAATTAAAGTGAGGATACTATGGCATTACCAAAAATTGATTTACCTATTTACGAAACTGAATTAATCTCTTTAAACAAAAAAGTAAGATTTAGACCTTTTCTAGTTAAAGAACAAAAGCTGTTTTTAATGGCAGCTCAGTCTGATGAGTTTCAAGATACAGTTAAATCTATAAAACAAGTTTTAAAAAATTGTGTTTTAGATGAACTAGATGTAGATTCTTTACCTCTTTTTGAACTTGAACATTTGTTTTTACAATTGAGAGCAAGGTCTGTTGGAGAAGTTGTCAGTCTAAGATACACTTGCAACAATGATGTAAAAGGTGAGGGTGAAAACGAAACAAAAAAATGTGGTGGCGTGGTTAAAATAGATATAAATCTATTGAACATTCATCCCTCAAAAAAAGAAAATCACAACAAGGTAATACAATTAACAGAGAAGTTAGGAGTAACAATGAGGTATCCTAGCTTCTCAATTTTAGAAAACTTAAAAATAGAATCTGAATCAGATTTAATTAAGCTTGTTGTAGCTTGTATCGATAACATATATGATGAAGATCAAGTTTACTATGCAAAGGATGCTTCAGAGGAAGAATTGATAGAGTTTGTTGATAACCTTCAACAGGCAGACATACAAAAAATCCAGGAATTTTTCTTAACTATGCCAAAACTGGAAAAGAGTGTGGATTTTGATTGTCCAAAATGTGGGTATCATGAAGAAATAAATGTGGAAGGAATTCAAAATTTTTTCGTATAAGTCTTTCTCATGAAACCTTAGGAAATCATTATCAAACTAATTTTGCTTTGATCCAGCACCACAAATACAGTTTAACAGAATTAGATGAAATGATTCCATGGGAAAGACAAATTTATCTTGATATGTTAATTAAGTATTTGGAAGAAGAGAGAGAAAGAATAAAAAATCAAAAGAAGGCGTAATAAATGGCAAAAGCTAAAACATCAAGACTTACAGAAATATACTTAGCCCAAAAATCTACTGGTGGCGGACTTGCTTCTGCCTTAGCAGAAAGAGCTAAAGAAAAATATGATCCTCGACAGGTATTCAACCAAAGTGGATTGTTGGCCGCTCTTTTACCTTCGGTATTCAAAGCATATAAGTCACCATCAAAATCTGCACTGAAAAGACCAAGTTCAATGGTCGATAAAAGTCTAGCGTCATCTTTTTCTCCTACTCTAGAAAATAAGATTGATCTTTTAGCCAATGAATCTAAAATAACTCAAATAAACACAAAGATAACAGCCAAAAACTCTTCTGTATTGCCAATGATGGCAAGAGATATGAATTTAACTCGTCAAAATATACAGAAGATAGCAAAAATACAGGCAGGATCAGCCGCAACAAAAGCAGATATGTTTTTTAAAAGATCGGCTGAGAGGGAAAAGGAATATGAATCTAAAAAAGGAAAAGAAGTTGCTCTAGGAAAAACTGCATCTACTGGAAAAGATTCTAAAGGTGGTTTGGGAATAATGGGATTATTAGGTGGAGCTGCAAGTGGAATAGGAGGCGCTTTAAGTGGCGTTGCAGGAATTGCCGGTGGGGTTTTAGGAAGTTTAGGTGGAATTGTAACTTCGATTCTTGGTGGAATAGGAAGTCTTGTTGGTGGTGCTTTCTCAGGAATCTTTAGTGTTCTAGGAAGTGCTTTAGGTGGAATGGGAATCTACGGAGTAATTCTTGCTGGTGTTGTTGGATTTTCTTTGTACTCATTATGGAAAAGTCTTGACTTTTCAGGAGTTGGTTCTGGTATAGGAGATTCTTTAAGTTCAATCAAAGAAGCATTATCTGGTCTTTATGATGAGTTGGACAAAATGACCGGTGGTAAACTAAGTGAGTTCGTTGAAGATACGAAAAAAATGTTTCAAGGAACAATAAACAAAATTGCTGCTGGCCTTGATACTGCTATAAGTTTATTTAAAGATTTAGGTACAGCTGTACTGAAAGATATGTACGGTTTTATGACGAATCTATTCCAAGAAAACAAAGGAAAAATACTTGGAATGATTGCAATTGGTGCTATGGGCGCCATGGGTGGTTTCAGTACATTGACTGGAGCAGCCGTATCGTTAGCTGTTGCTGCAGCAATGGCAGCTTACGGTAAGATGACTGGTGAAAAAACCGTTGACGAAGCAAAATCAGAAAATGAAGCCCTAAAACTTGAGTTGCAGAAAACGATGAAAGAAGGTAAACAAGTTGCGACTTATGATGAAATGGGTAATGTCACAGGTTATACTACAGCCGGCGGTCGAGCAGCTGAATTAGAAGAAAAGATAAAAGCAAACGAAGCTTTCATTAGAGAAAAAGAAGCAAGAACAAGTAACACTCAACAAGCATTAGGAAGATTTAGTGGAGGAAATATTGCTGATGAGTATGGAAGAAATCTTGCTATCAGAGAAGGAACATCTCCAACTCCTATTTTTGGACAAGAAGGTCCTGCTACAGAGAAACAAAGAACAACAGCTGTTTCAACAGCAAAAGAATTTGCAGGAAAAACCGGTGCCGATTTTATTGCATCGATGGAAGGATTTGCAGGTAAAGCATATCTTGACCCTCCAGGAAACACAAAAGGCCAATACTCAGTTGGATATGGTCATTTAATTACAGAAGCGGAAGCAAAACAAGGATTCATCAATTTAGGTGATGGTAAAAAAATTACTGTAAAAGGTCCTGGCGGAAAAGACACCGTAGTTTCTAAAGAAGAAGCCAAAGCATTACTCAATTCAGATTTACCAAAATATGAAGCTGTAGCATCAAAAGGAGTTGGTGTAGATGCTTGGACAAAACTAAATCAAGATCAAAGAAACGCTCTTACATCACTAGCGTATAACGGTGGTCCTGGCCAAATCAATTATTTGGTTAAACAAGGATTAAGAGATGCTATTCTCAAAGGTGATAATGCTGCCGCTTCAAAAATAATTTATGAAAAAGGATGGAAAACTTCTGGTGGAAAATATCTTGCAGGTCTTGATACACGAAGATTAAAAGAATCCACATTATTTGGTGGTGGAGTGATGGAAGCGCCGACTCAAATGGCTCAATCTCCAACACCAGCAAAAGAAACACCGGGCAAGAAAGTTGAGAAACCTGTTCAAACAGCTTCGATGACTTTCCCACTTACACCATCTTCAGGAAAAGAAGTATCAGATGGAACAGTTCGAGTTGCTGAAGCAAAAACAATAGCCAAAGAAACACCAGCAAATATAACTAATATCACAAACAACAATGTTAGATCGTCATCAGGTTCTGGTGCAACTGCTAGTGCTTCTGTATATGATGATTTGTTTGCTAACTTAGTAGCAAGAGCTATATAAAAACCCCGCCGAAGCGGGGTTTAAAATTAATCTGATTCTGCTAGTGATTTAAAGTAATCTAACTCGTCATCACCACTTGATTTTGCTGCATCGAATGGAGTATCTTCGAGGTCAGGCGAAAGAGTTGGAACAAAATCTTCAGCTTTTGTTTTAGCAACAGGTGCACCATCAAAACCAAGAACTTTATCCAATCTCGACTTTAATTGGTCGTATGGTTTAAAGTTTTTCTTGTCAGTGAATTCTTTGAGAGAATATTCCTTTTTCCAAAGAGATTCAAGTTTCTCATCATCACCATCAAAGAGTGCAGACTTATCTGCAAATTCTGATTTATCATAATTACGATAACCTTCAACATTACGGATCTTCAGTTTGAAGTTAGCGCCTTCCCATAGATCAAATGGGTTAACGGGAGTTTCATCAGCAAATTCTGGATTCATAGCTTCAGTAATCTTATCGAAGATTTTTTTGCCAAACTTGAATAGTTTGATTTGACCTTCGTTTTCTGGATTACTTGGATCAGAGATGACAAGAATGTTAGCAACATAAGATAGCTTACGCTTTTGTTTACGTGCAACATCTTTGTTAGCTTCGATACCAGAATTCCAAAGAGTGTTATTATGTTCACAAACAGGACACTTATCATTCAAGGTTGTCAGACAGTTATCAATGAACCATCCGCCTGGTCCTTGAAAACCGTGGCTGAATACTCTAACCCAGGGAAGAGCGTCATCACCATCAACACCAGGTGCTGGCAAGAAACGAATGATCGCCATACCGTTACCCGCTTTATCAACTTCTGGCTGCCAAAAACGATTATCGTCTTTTGACCCCTCGCCGGAAGATTGTGTTGCTTCGACTGCTTTGGAGAGTTTTTCGAGAGAGCTGCGATTGCGCTTGAGATTTGCAAAACTAGACATATTACTTCCTTTCGTATAAACGATGTATTAACGTAGTATAAAACGACTTATCCACAAAAACATAATATAAACTTATTTAGTGTCTTTGTCAAGCAGAACTTTCAACTTTTCCAGAGTTTTCTTTATATCTTTGTGAAGTATGCCGATGCCACCAGCTAAATCAAACCCATCGATTACATCTTCGGTATCATCGATAAGAATTGTTGTCGGAGTGGCATAGTTCTTTTTTAAACTTCTACCTGGAACAATATTTGCTTGATAATTGATTCCATGTTTTTTGAGCCAATATTTTTTTTGCTTTTTGACCTCTTCATGATATTTTTCTCCACCAGAGGAAGAAAGTATTTCAACCTTGACATGTGGATATTTTTTTAAAAATTCAATCAATTCTTTACCGCCAGGAAACCAATTCAAATTTTTAAACTCACCCTGATGGATAAAGTTTGGCCAATTTTCATTAAAGTTTTTCCTGTCTCTCATACCCATACCATAGGCACCTTTTCCAAATAGTTCTATGAACCTATCTTCAAAATCACAAAGAACTCCATCCATGTCCAAATAAATCTTAGTTATTTTCATTTATCAATTACTTTCTTCAATATTAGTTTATACTTTGTGGCGTCTTTTGGTAAAAAAGGAGTATACTTTAAAACTTTAATCCTGAAATTTGGCCAATGAATCGTATCATTGATTTTCTTTGACCAAACAGGTATAAAGTTTAAAATATTGTTCAACAAGCAAAGACTCTCAATATGAATTTCTTTTCTCAAGGCACTCTTCAAAAGAATAGGATAATCACCGTCAGTTTTTAATACAACATTTGGATCTTCTATGCCTTCGAAAATACTTTTACAATCGTTTTCAAACATGTATGAAAGTGATTGAACTACCTTTTGATGTTTTCGATAGTTCATTTCAGCTTCATCTTGTAGAAGCGAGCCGACCCAAGTTTTTTCATTCTCGACAAAGTTAGACACAATAAACTCAATCATATCATCTTTATCCGAGTAACGCCGAGATAATTTATGAAAATGATATTTGTCTTTACGATTATCAAAGGAATTTAAACTGACATTAGACTTACCATTATATTTGAAGAAGTCATAAGATTCTTGAGAAAAGTGGAGTTTGATTGCTTGATATAAACCGAATGTTTCGTATCCCGTCATATTGGCAATCTAGACCCTTTCTCTTTTAGCATGTTATTATCCATAGCATCATTCTCAATCTTAGCTTTCAAATTTTGATTGACAAGAGTGGCAGCAACTTCAAGTTCAAGTCCTGTTTCTTTACAATATTCAACTATAGCTTCAATATAATTATAGTCTGTTCTGGCAACCAAAGAATCGATAGCCTTGGCGAATTTAGCCATTTCTTCTCTTGTTGGCATTATCCGTTTAATCCACAGTTTTCTTCAAAGCACTTATGACGGCTCATGACTTCTTTTGGTAATTTGCAAACAGGGCAAACAGGATCATCATCCAGAATGAAAGTTTCACCATCAATTTTGTCCATCGTAATTGGATTTGTGGACAGATCGTTTACCATATGAGAGAATACATCTGGATTATATTCTGGTTCAAGGTAGATTTCATCTTCTAAGTTTTCATTTTCATCAATGTTTTCATCAAGAACAAATCCTGCACCTTTGAGAAACAGGTCAACATTTTCTCTAATAGTTTCGAGAAATTCGGCTTCAAATGTTACAGTATTTTTGAAACCATCCCAACTTTCACATTCAAGATAGAATTTAGGCATTATTTTACCACCGTTTCGTAAAGAGTTTCGAATTGCTCATGTGTAGCAACTTCTTCATCATAGTTTTGTTTATGATATACTTTAACCATCTTAGATACAATCTTTTTTGGTAGTTGCAAATTTTTGGAAGTATTCGTAACAACTTCACGAATAAATTCTTTTTCTGCTTCCATCCTGACCATAGAATCAGAGCACTCTTTTAATGCAGTAAGAAGGCTTTCTCGATCTTTTGGATTGGATAACACATTAACTGATAACTGCTGAACTGCCATAATATATCTCCTTTATTTACGATTAGAAGCATGAGCTATACAAACAATGTCATCACTTTTAGCGTATGAACATCTAACAGAAAGGGGATCCACCCCTTTTGCAATAGCATTTTCAATGTTTGCTGCCATAAGTTTACGCTCGTTAAGGCCGTAAATACAAACAGCTGCAACGATTGAAAGTAAAACCAAAGTAATCGAAATCATAGCAATTGATACTGTGGTTATACTACTCAATCCTTTCTCCATCACTTTCTCCTTTTCACTTGATAAAATTACGAACTTTTCTTTACCTTGTTGTAGAATAAATGTCTACCTATCTGTGTAGTGTATCTCATATTATTCCAACCCGGTTTCACATAGTTAGCGTGAAAGAATAAAGCTCCTCTTGTTGGATCTTTAAACTTTTCAGTATAAAGGTAGAACGACAACGCTAATTCAGTTACACTATTATACAACGAATTAGTCTCAGTTGTCAAGAGTCCTTTTCGCATCATATCCTTTGGGCGATTTTCGCACACCCATGAGAACTGGCAAACTGTACCGACTTTTTGTTTTACTACGCCACAGTATGTGTCTGGAAAAACTCCAGATTGCATACGATTGTGTGTAACAAATGCTACGGCGATTTGTCCAAGTCTTGGTTCTAGACCGGCTTCGAAATACATGTTCTGTGCAAGACATTCGACTTCCGATCTTGCTTGCGGTGATAAATCTTCTAGTTGAACTTTTGGATCAACTGGTATGTTTATTTGCGCTGCGGCGTGACCAACATAAAGAATAAATGCCGCAAATATACTACAAAGTAATAGTGTGATGTAACGCATACTTTCTCCTATAAGTTAGGAGTGTGCCGGAGCACACTCGGTCCCATCAGGCAGATTTTTTGCTCTGTGATTTTTCTGCTGTAATGTTCGAAACGAATCCATTCAAAGACATTGCTTTGGTAATGATATCGTTTTCTGAGGGATAAGTTGGAAAGGCTGGATGTTCAGGTATTGCTTGCCCGTTTAGTTTAGCGGACTCTACCTTTACTTGCCATTCATTGATTAGGCGATCTTTGTTGGAGTGATACTCTTCCAACAAAAGGTCTTTTGCCATTTTTAGAAGTTCAAGACGAATCTCGAACGGTGTCAGATTACTCATTTGCTTCTCCTGTGTTGTGTGTGTTTACTGGCGAAGTGTGTGTGGTGCCAGTACATATATTTAGTGATTTTATTCGTTCAATCCCACAAGTTACGGTAGTATTTGCCAAACAAACGCAGTCCATTATCTATACGCTCATACACCTTGCGTAAACCGTCATAGTCACAAACATATGTGTGATTAGGTCCATATTCCATAGTAGACGAGTGTGGATTATCTTCATTCTTGACAAACTTGTAATCAATTTCACCCGAACTATATTCTTGTTCCCATGAATCATCAACAAGATGCTCAAAGGCAAAAATCATTTCATCAAGTACCCAGTTCCAACGTGCATGAATATCTGCTTCACCTTCTTTGATTTCATGTTCACTATAGAAATCAAATGATTTTTGTGAATCCCAATCTTCTTTTGTTGTGTAACGAAGATGTGGCGGTACATCTTCTAAATCAACAAAGCCAGAACCATGTTTTGTTTCTCTGAGTTTCTTCAACATCGGAAGAATGATTGGTGAGAGTGTGTGATCCATATTCCACACATCCCAATAATCAATCTTAACATATTGAATTCGTGGATGAACAAAGTCAAGAAACTTCATCCATGCGTTAGAAAACGGGTGAAGAATATCTGAGAGTTTTTTGATGATTGGCTCATCATAATCAATTTCACGCCAAAAGAAAACTTTCTCCAGTATTGTATATGGAGAAATCCAATGATTACGATAATTTGACGAATAGACTTTCACTTTTATACCTTGTGATTAACTTGAGAATCTCCAGGAAAAACCCGATGATTATCTTCAACAGAATCGGGAGTGGAAACTTCTATTACTGTTCCTTTTACAAAACAAATGAGTTGATGAGGAAATAAAGGAGGATTGTGCCAAGTCATTCCTGGTGTTAATCTGGAACTTTTCACTTCGGCAGTTTTAGTATCTATCCAGTTTACTTGAAATTCTCCAGATAGAATATACCAAGTTTCATCTTTCTCAGCATGAAAATGCATACTAAACTTAGCACCCTCATTGAAATGCATCATCTTACCACAGTATTTGTCGTTGGTGCACCAAATTTCTTCGTGACCCCAACCTTTTTTAACTTTACCGTCAAGTCTCATAATTTATCTCACTTACAAAAATGATGCAAGGTGTTTTGGTTATAAGGCACACCTTGCGAACCCTCATCTAGCTATTTTAGGCAGCTAGAGCGTAACGCTCATCGTTTGCGTTTACTTGTTTTGCTCGGATTACGTCCGTCGCCTTTCGTGTTGCCTTCTCCACTATCTCACCCTGTCGAAACCATGTCTGGCCCATCAGAAGTGTCCTGCTGTTCACAGGTCGGGAATTCCAATCCTCAGAGTCTTGTTAAACTCTTACATATCACCCTAAACAACACTTCTGGTGGACCAGGTGGGAGTCGAACCCACGTCCAGAATGCCTTCACTTTGAAGGGATTACAACAATTCAAACCTTATCAACTGCTACCCAAAACTCAAATTCTTTATTATCTGTATCAGATAATCTTTTTATTGTATGTATAGTTCCATTAACATTCCATGAATGAGATTCACCTTCACTCAAACGAACGGAGTCATATTTCGTTTCATCAAATGCAGCAGTTCCCATACCACCGTCATTAATCAAAGCTATTGGATATCCCATAGATGGATTAAAAACGGAAAAA